GAAAGCGGTTCAAAGCACTGGAGAAACTTATGTCTACGATGGCAATACGGTGGGGTCTGACCGGGTCGTTCACGTCAAACGGCCTTGAGGACGTGTTCGGTCAATGCAAGATCATCGACCAAGGTTTGCTGGGCCGCGCCAAGGGCGCGTTCCTCCAGCAGTATTTCCACTGCGTCAACCGCGACTTTGGCCGGTGGACGCCGGCACCCGGCGCGCTGGAACAGGTGATGGAGCGGATCAAGCCGGCGACGTTCGTGCTTGATCCAGGCGACTACAAGGACAAGCTGCCGCCGTGCCATGTCGTTGAGACGCGGGTCAACCTTGCGGATCGCGGGCCATACGAGAAGATGAAGCGCGATTACGTCGTCAAGTTCGGCGACGACCGCGTCATCGCTCAGAACGCTGCGTCGGTGACGACCAAGCTGCAACAGATGGCGTCGGGGTTTGTCTACAACCGCGAGGGGCCGCTGCCGGTGCATTGGTTCAGCAGCCACAAGTTCGACCGGCTGGCGGAACTGCTGGACGAGAACCAGCGCGCCAACACCATCGTGGTGTACAACTACCAAGAGGAATTGGTTGAACTGCGCCGGCGTTTCCCGCACGCCCAGACCATCGAAGACAAGGACGTGATTGAGCGGTGGAACGCCGGCAAGGTCGAACTGCTGCTGGTGCATCCCAAGTCCGCCGGCCACGGCCTGAACCTCCAGCACGGCGGCTGCCACATGGTGTTCGTGTCGCTGCCGTGGTCGCTGGAACTGTACGAGCAGACGGTCGGACGCCTGCACCGCGGCGGGCAGCGCCATGCGGTGTGGGTCTACGTGATGCTGACCGAAAAAACGATTGACGAACGCATCTGGGCGGCCCTTCACGAAAAGCGTGCCGTGTCAGACATAGCGATGGAGGAACTGAAGAATGAACAAGGTTGATTGGCGGTCGCTGGCCGCGACTCTCACGTCCATGTCGGAGGCCGAGGTCAAGCGCCTGCTGGACGACGAGATGGCAACGCGCCGCCGCATCGGGATCGTGCGCCGCCTGCACCAGCGGTACGCCATGCTGCGTAACGCGCGGGAGCGCGCCGAACTGATGGCGAGGCTGGGCGCATGACGGACGCAGTCAATCCCGACCACTACAAGGTCGGCGGCATCGAGACGATTGACTACCTCCAAGCCAAGCTGTCGCCGGAGGAGTTCGCCGGCTACTGCCGCGGCAACGCGCTGAAGTACATGAGCCGCGCCGGGCATAAGGACGCCACGGTGCAGGAGATCGGCAAGGCTATTTGGTATTTGCAGTGCTGGCGGGACAGTCTGATTCACACAGACACACCCACGTAGAGTTGTGCGTCTCGATTGCCTTCACCGTTTCAGCGGTGTCCGTCTTGCTGTCGTAGCTGATCGGCTTGGCGATGCGGCAGTAGTCACCGACGAGCGCGGTCGAACCTGTCACGCAGCCGGTCAAGACGAGCGGGATCGTCAGCGTCCATAGCGGCTTCAGCCTTGGCAACATTCGCATCAAGTTGCTCCTGTGCATCCTGACGCCCTTGCGCCCGCAGCTTGGCGTTTCCGAAATCGGTAAACACCCGGTCAAGCAGCGATAGCAAGAGCGTCAGGAGTTTGATCACGCCTCAGGCTTTTCCATCAGGAACACGGCGGCAAGCCCAGCCAGACCGGCAACCGCAGCGGAGATGGCTTCCCACTGCACGTCGGTCAGGCCCAGCGCCAGCGCGAGGCTGGCGACGCCGGCGTAGGTGCTTGGCTCTTTCAGCCGGCTGACAATCCAAGAAACCATCTTCATATCAATCTCCTTTGGGGTATTGCTTCCACGGTAGTTCCCAATGTGGGCCGTCCTTGAAACTTTCCCAATCACCACCCCAGGTGATGGGTACGTCTTCATGATCCGCCGCCGCCTTCACCACCTTGGCCAAGCGGTCGTATAGCGGCCAATCCCACGACACGGTGCCGCCGATCATCGGCGCCAGATCGACGGCGTGGCCGGTCAGGTGCCGAGAGTTCAGCGTGCGGGTCGCGCCCTGCGCCAGCAACTGCTTCTGCCTGGGCAGCGTCCGCAGCCCCTCCAGCACAGTGAAGTCCAGACTAGACATGACGGCTGCGCGGCGAACAACGCGCACCAAGTCAGGATGCACGTCCTGCAAGCGGGCGATAGACCGGGGGCCAAGGGTGATGCTCATTGTGTAACGCCCATGCGTTTTCCGTACCGGAAGGTATAATACCACAGAAGGTCAATCACAACCCAGCCTTTTTGCGCTTGTAGGTCAGGAAGTCCGCGCCTTCCTGCACATCCTCAAACACGCTGACCGCCGGGGCAGCGCCGTTGCGCGGCGTGATGACCGTGACCACTGACTGCCCGCTGCGCTGTTCTGCGAACTGGCCCTTGAGTGCGTAGTCGTCGCTCTCCTTGTAGCCCTTGGCGCGCACCAGCGTGTAGCGCCGCCCGCCAGCAAACTCGCCCTGGCCGGTGCCAAACGTGTGCCGGTGGAACGCAGCGTAGATGTCGGCGTGTTCGTCGATCATCGCCGCCCGCTTCAGGCCGTGCAACTCGTTGTACATTGAGTGGCCCTTGAAGTCGTGCCGCGCCCAGACGCGGGTGATGCCGCCGCACGGCGAGACCAGTTGCAGCTTGGCGTCCCAATCGCGCATCAGGATGCGTTCGGTGTTCATGCCGTCGAAGATGCGTTTGCCGTAATTCCACGTGTCGTGGTTGCCCAGAATCCACAGCAGCCAGTTGACGCCCAGATGCTTCAGCGCCCACTCGACCAGTTCCCAGCCCTCTGACACCGTGGCGGATTGTTCGCCGTACAGGCGCTCCAACTTGCCTACCCAGTTATTAATCGAGTCCCCGCCGTTGGCACCGTACAGCCCTTGGGTTTCAGCGCAGATGGTGGCGTCACGCTCGAAGCCAACCAGATCGCAGTACGGATCGTCGAGGTGTGGATCGCCGAACCAGCAGATGGCGTATGGCCCTTTGATCGGTATCCGCACGGTCTGCCAGGCTTGCGCCTGCGCGTGTGCGATCCGCAGCGCGTTGCGCTTCTTCATCAGCGCCAGCCGCTCTGCGAACGGCAGATCGGCTGGTGGCAGCGGGTCTGCCTTGGGCGTGTCGAGCGACAGAACCGCGGCTGTCCGCGCCACATGACGGCGGCAGGCGTTCTGCACCGCCGCCCGGCTGATGTTCAGTCGAAGTGCTGCTGCGTTCTGACTGCCGAGATCGGCGGCTAACTCAGCAATTTTGGCGTCGCCCTCTGGGTCAACGTCGTACTGATTGACTGCCATGAATCACCTTACAAAGCAGTCTTTCAGACCGCGGTGGTTAGCTAATCTTCATTACGATAGTGATCAGCAGCATGATGATCGTACCCGCCGCGCCCACGCCGATGTTCTCCAAGCGTTTCAGTCGCGCGCAGATGCCTTCATAGCGCAGAGCGCACACTTCCTCATGCGTGTTCAGCCGCGCTTCGGTCTGGTCGATGGTCGTCACGTCAGCGCCTCATCCTGTTAACAGATACTCTGTTGTCTAAAACTTGGTCGGGCGGCGTGTTCATAGCGTTGAACGATGAAATGCCCAGCATTGACTTTGCACCAAGAAGACCATTGTCCGCCAACCGGCGGCTTACTTGTGCGCGGTCAGCCAGAGGAAGGGTCATCAGCAATTCTTCGGCGCTTTTGCCGTTACGGAAACCTTGCGCCAGCGTCTGTTGAATTTTTGTGTCCAGCCCTGTGTTTGACAAAACTTTGGCAAACTTTAGAAAATCAAGAGTTGCGTTGGTCGCTATCCCGATGGGAGAATATCTATGGAAAATATCCACTTCTTCCCGTGGGGATTTAAACAGATTTTTAGCAAGGTCTGCACCTTCAGCGGCCTGCCTTGCCATGTTTTGATTAAGTCTAACTTCATTTGCAATATTTTGCAGCGCAGGCATACGTGATGGGCCAGCAGCGCCGCCCGGCACGCCCATCATTTCTTGGATGTCAAAGTTTTGACGCCCACCGCGCGGGAACGCCGCTTCAACCGCGCCGGTAGTACCGCGCTCGCCGCCGACCGTAGCCGCAAACTCCGCTTGGCCCGCTGGGCCTTTCTCAAACATACCCGCCAAATTACCAGCAAAAGCTTGGCGTTCTAGATCGCTGGCGCCGGTCGCAAAAGCGGTTTTAGCCGCTCCGTATCCTTGGCCGCCAGCGGTTTCAATGGATGTGTCAATAAGCGGTTTGATCTGGGCTACTACGCCTGCGGCGGCTTTGTTCACGCTGCCCACGTCCAACCCTTGGTTGAGCCGCGTGATAGTTACGTTAACACCGCGACGAATGGCGTCTAGATCGCCGGCCCGAATGATAGCGCCTTCACTTTCAATTTGGTCTGCTACGTCAAGCAACGCTTTACGCTGAACTTGGCCGGCACCTTCTGCGTTGGCCATTGCGCGAATTTGGTTTGCGAGAGGCCGCGTCTCAAGCGCGCGGATACCTTGCGCGGCCAAGTCAGCGATTTGTTGCTGCGCTGCTGCTGCTTCACCGCGCAAGCCAATAGCGCCAAGCGCAGCCTGCTCACCGCGTTGCGTCATGGCGCCGGCGATACCGCGCTCACGGCCAACAGCCGCAGGGTCGAATGCTTTCCCCAGCGCCGCCATCTCATCTTCCATTTGACCAAGCCGCGTTTCTGCCCGCTCTGCGCCCAACGTAAAACGGCGGGCCAATTCAGATTGCGTTGCGGCATCCTGCGTTGCTTGCGCGCTTTGCGTTTCCAATTTAGGGATGACTTTGCCGCCGAGGTTGGCTCGTTCAAACGCACGTTCTTGGGCGGTGGCGTATTGCTCACCAAGCGCGCTCTTGCCTTGGGCCAGCACATTACGCGATTCGCGTTCCGTACCGCCGCGCGCCATAGCGTTAAGCACATTTTGCTGGGCTTGTGTTTCGGCGCGCTCAAGCGGTGCGTAAACATTTTTGCCCGCACCTTCTGAAACCGTTTTGAACAACGCTTGAACAGTTGGTTCTTCAGCGCCGGATCGCGCCACGACTTTGGCAAACGACGTATCGCCTTGGGCGCTGCGGGCAAGGGCGCGCACCTCTTGAATGGTCATGTTAAACGAATCACGGAATATGGCGGCGGCCCGCTGAACCCCAAGCTGCCCAGACAGACGCTCCCAGGTAGGCAGCAAGACTTTGTCCGTTACAGTACGGAAAGTTGCAGACCCTACCGTTGGCATAAGCGCACCTATAGCGGTGCCTAAACCTACGTCCTGCCCTGAAGCAGCACTCATGCCAGCGCCTGTCGTTGCGCCCGCTGCGCCGCGAACAGCTATATCTACAACACGATCAACAAGTTTTGGGGCTTGCGCCAACCCTGTTTTTACGGCTGCGCGTGTCGGCAACAGACCTGTCGTAAATCCGCTAAACCCCAGCGCGGTCGCTGCGGTCTTACCTACCTTTGTACCGCCAGCTACGCGGGCAACAGTTTTGCCTGCAAGACCAGGTAAAGGGGCGGTGCCAAATACCTGCCCCGCTATACGACCTCCCCCGTATGAGTATGGTCGTTCCGCTTGCACGGCTTTATCGCGGTCTTTGTTGGCTTGCGATCCAGCTTCTACGATGGTCTGGAAGTTTGGTAGACTTTTAAGGTTACCCGCAATCTTAGCCGCGTCAGCTTTGCTGTAGCCGCTGACGTTTTCAGCCGCCCAAGCTACGGCTTCCGCTGGCAAAAATCCAAACTTATCGACGGCATACGCAGCGGCTTTGACCAGCGTATCGGACACATCGCTAAGACCG